GTAAGTCTTGAAGATGTATATGATGGACAATTTGAAACTCGTAGATCATTAGTTTGGAATCTAGATTTTACACTCAAAGGGTATATCTACGGTCCAGTTAAGTCTACTAAAATTATTAAATTTACAAATACCGAATTTTTTGTAGCCACTGGTGATAATATTCAAAGTGCTGTTGGTAATACCACATCAACAGCATGGGTACAAGTTCAACCGGGACTTACGGCAAATGGCAAACCAACATCAAATGCTAGTTTGTCAATACCGGTTGCAAATATTATAGCCACTGATACTTTTGGATATGTGACAAATATAATTGAGAAAAAATAAATGAATGATGATGACGAAGAAAGTCCAATTGATAGAGCTTTAAATTTAGGTCCAATTAATCAAACCTATAGTAAAACAATATCATCTATTATTGATCAAGCACGCGATGATTCTGCCGATGAAGATTTTACATTTTCTAGAGCAAATATTCGTGAAGTTATCGAAAATGGTACTGAAGCTATAGCTAAGTTAACTATAATTGCTGAGCAATCACAAAACCCTAGAGCATATGAAGTATTAGCTAAATTAATGGATACTGTTACAAATGCTTCAAAAGAATTGCTTGAACTTCAAGAAAAGATTCGAACAATTGATAAAGCCGATGTACCTCGTGATGATGACTCAAAGAGTCAGGTTACAAATAATCTATTTGTTGGATCAACACATGAACTGCAAAAAATGATTGAAAACATGCGCAATAGAACCATTAAATAACTTATTGTTTTGTCAAGACTGATTATATCACAACATAAGAATGATGTCAACAAAAAATGAATATTAATGCAGAAATAATTCCAAATTTTAAAGCTTATATGGGCAATCCTAATTTAAAACGTGCAGGGATTGATGTAAATTGGACACCAGAAATGGTGACCGAAATGGTCAAGTGTTCACAAGACGTCGTATATTTTGTCAGTAATTATATGAAAATTGTTAACGTTGATAAAGGATTAATTCCTTTTACACCATATGATTATCAAATTGATATGCTTAAAGCCATGGCTGAAAATCGCTATAATATTATAGCCACTTCACGACAGGCTGGTAAGTCCACAACAACATGCGCGGTAATTCTATGGTATATTCTTTTCAATAACGATAAAAATGTGGCTTTGCTTGCTAATAAAGCTGAAACCGCTCGTGAAATTTTAGGTAAAATTCAATTAGCATATCAACATCTTCCAAAATGGATGCAACACGGTGTTCTTGAATGGAACAAAGGTTCGTTTGTTCTTGAAAATAATAGTAGAGTTCTTGCTACCGCCACATCAGCCGACAACATTCGTGGTTTTACTATTAATCTTCTATTCATTGATGAGGCTGCATTCATTGATAACTGGGATGAATTCTTTACCTCAGTTTATCCTACGATTTCATCCGGTAATACTTCCCAGGTTATTCTTGTTTCAACGCCTAACGGCCTAAATCATTTTTATGCTATTTGGCAAAATGCATTAGAAAAAAAGAACAACTATAAACCTATAATGGTAAAATGGGATAGAGTTCCTGGTCGTGATGAAAAATGGAGAAAAGATACTTTAGCGGGTATTAATTTTGATACCGAAAAATTTGCACAGGAATTTGAAGTAGAATTTCAAGGTTCATCAGGTACTCTTATTGCCGGTTGGAAATTAAAAGAACTTGTTTATAAGACACCTATTCATGCTAAAGAAGGCTTAAAGCTTTATGATTCACCTGAAAAGAATAAACAATATGTTTGTGTTGCAGACGTTTCTCGTGGTAAAGGTTTAGATTATTCAGCATTTAGTATATTTGATATAAGTGCAATGCCTTATAAACAAGTATGTGTTTTTAAAAGTAATATGATGACTCCTATAGATTATGCAGATGTAATACATAGAGTTTGTAAATCTTATAATAATGCCGCTATTCTTGTTGAAATTAATGATATTGGTGGCCAGGTAGCAGATTCATTACACTTTGATTTTGAGTATGATAACGTATTGTCCACAACTGCTGGTGGTGGTAGATCTGGTAAACAAGTCACTTCAGGATTTAGTGGTGGTAGTACCGATAAAGGTATTCGAACTACAAAGATTGTAAAACAAACTGGGTGTTCTATATTAAAACTTTTGATTGAAGGCAATCAACTGATTATTAATGATTTAAGTACAATTAATGAATTATCGACTTTCTCCAAAAAAGGTAATACATATGAAGCAGAATCAGGTAAACATGATGACTTGGTTATGGGTCTTGTTTTATTTGCTTGGTTATCAGATCAACTTTATTTTAAAGAATTGACATCTATAAATACATTAGCAAATTTACGCGAAAAAAATGAAGAAGAAGTTATGCAAGATCTTGCACCGTTTGGTTTTATTCAAGATGGAACCGAAGAAAGAATCATTATCGAAGTTTCAGGTGATTGTTGGATGGTTGTTGATACGTATAATGAGCCAGAGAACATTATTTTATAAATAAACATGAGTTTTGAAATACATTTTTTTATAAAAAAGGAGAGATAACTATGGCATTTCAAGTAAGTCCAGGTGTAAATATTACCGAGATTGATCTTACAACGATCGTCCCTGGTATTTCCACCACAACCGGTGCTATTGCAGGTGTTTTTAAATGGGGCCCTGTAGGTGAACGCATTCTAATCACTAATGAAACAAATCTTATTAATACATTTGGTAAGCCAAATGCTAATAACTATGAAACATTTTTTACTGCTGCTAATTTCCTAGCATATAGCAGCGCATTATATGTTGTTCGTGCAGCAAATACAACAAATTCAACTGCAACTATTGGTGCAATGAATGCTGTTGCAAATACAAATACAATTACTATTCTTAATAACGTAGTAAAAAACAGAAATGATTATCTAGCTGTTCGCGATGGTAATACATCTTCGAATGCAGCATATATAGCTAAATATCCCGGTGATCTTGGTAATAGCCTTCGTATTTCTGTCTGCAGTAGTGTTAATGCATATAGTTCAAATTTAGCACTTGTTGGAAATAGTACAGGAAATACCATTACAGGTTCATTTGCACTAAGTGTTGGAAACAATACTGGTACATTTACATTCGTTTCTGATGGTGTTGTTGGTGCTGCTAATACATATGCAAATACAATTGCTACTGGAATTACAGTTGGTGATTTGATTACGGTTGGTAATACCTCAATCGGCACACAATATATGACAATTAAAACAATTGGTTCTGTAACTGCAAACGCTTCTGTAGCTACATTCACCCTAGGTTTTGATTCAGTATATAAACTATCAACAGATTATACTGCAAGTAATACCATAAATGGTAATACAAGTGTTATTAATGTAACAAGATCTTGGCAGTTTGCAAATCGTACGAATGGTGCACCTACAACTTCTTATTATGTTTCAAACTTTGGTAATTCAGCAGCTGTTGATACCATGCACGTAGTAGTGGTTGACCAGGATGGTCAATTCACTGGTGCACCTGGGGCTATACTTGAAGTATACCAAAATCTATCACGCGCAACTGATGCAAAATCGGAAAATGGTGCTTCTCTTTACTATAAAACAGTAATCAATGATACTTCTGCTTATGTATGGTGGGCAAATGACCGTTCAGGCGCTGTATCAAATACAGCACTTAACATTATCTCATCAACAAATGTAACACCTCTTACATTGGATTTTGTTGGTGGTACTGACGGATACTCCGAAAGTGCTATTCCTGTAAGTTCCCTTGCAACGGGTTATGATCTGTTTAATTCTACTGAACAAGTTGATATTTCACTGGTTCTTCAAGGTAAGCCAACTGGTGGTTCTACCACTGTAAATGGTCAAACGGTTAGTAACTTCCAACTTGCCAATTATCTGATTCAAAATATTTGCGAAATACGCAAAGATTGTATCGCATTTATTTCACCTGATGATGCAACTGCTCGTTCAAATCCAGGTAATGAAGCAACTTCAATTGTTAACTGGTTTGGCGCCGTGGCTGATTCAACATATTATGTTTCTGACAGTTCATATAAGTATATGTATGATCGTTACAATGATGTATATCGTTATGTTCCACTAAATGGTGATATTGCTGGTCTATGCGCAAGAACAGAAACAACAAATGATGCTTGGTTTTCACCAGCTGGATTCAAT